GCAGCTAAAGCTATGGCTGTGTTGATGACCAGTGCGTGGAGCATTCCACATGCTGAAGTGGCAAGCAAAGCTTATTGGTTTGCTGAAGAGATGATGAAGGCGAGAGAGCAATGACACTACCTCGCTATGTGGCACTGGCTAAAGCCTCTGAAGGTGTAACTAAGTACAGGTACAACCCACCACAGGATGCTGTTGATGCAGGGGTGGTGGCTAGGCGTGTGCTTGGCACTGACAAGTCTAAAGCCTTTGCTTTAGCTGAAGAGCTGAATGCACAGCTAGACAACTGGCGTAAAGAACTTCGCTACCTTAAAGATATTTCAGAGGATACGAAGGTTGTTGATCTTATCAAAGCGTATAAGAACAACATCACTTATACCAAACTTAGTATAAAGGCACAGCATGACTACCTCTACTACTTACAAGGATGGCAGGATAGCAAAGCCAATGGCATACCTCTGTATCAATGTAAGCTAGGCAGCTTAGTCACTCCGCATTGTCAGAAGATATATGAACAGCATGCTGAGCACAGTGTTAGCCTAGCTAACCACACCTTAGCTGTCTATCGCTTGCTATTTAATTTCGCTATTCGGCATGGCTACATCACACACAATCCATTCAGCAAGGTGCTGAGAAGATCAGACAAACCTCGCAGAGTGGTGTGGACAAGGGAAGATGTTAGAGCATTCATGAACACAGCATATGCTACATTCAAGTGGCGTAATGTAGGACTCATTGTGCAGATGGGCTATGAATATGGACAGCGTATGGGTGATATGCGTAAGCTGAAGTGGGATCAGGTTGATCTAGAAAAGGGTGTGCTGCACTTGGAACAAAGCAAGCGTAGGTCTAGGGTGACTATACCGACAAGTGCAGGGCTGTTAGCTATGCTGAAGCAACAGCATGCTGAGTTTGGGTGGCAGCAATATATTGCACCATCCAACAATCCCGATAGGAAGGGTGGCCTACTGCCTTACAGCTTGTTCAATCTGTCTAGAGTGGCAAAGCAAATCATGACTGAGGCAAGTCTGCCTAGTGACTTGGTGTTGCAAGACCTACGAAGGACAGCCATCACAGAGATGATTGAGGTGGGTGTACCCATCACCAACATCATGTCAGTGTCAGGGCATGCCACACCGCAGAGCCTAACACCTTACATCAAGAACACTTTGCGTAGTGCAACAGTGGCTCAGGATATGAGGGAGCTTATATGAGATACAGATGTTCTAAATGTAAGCAGGTGTATGAGAGGGACAGTGGCAAGGCTTGGATAAAAAGCTATTGCAATGAGACAGATCAGTATGCTAGATTGATAAAGGAGAAAAGAGATATGCAGTTGAGTCAGATGGAACAAGAGGCAGTTGTTGTTGAACAACTTGAGTGGCTAATTAAATATGAACTTAAGCATGATGCTGAAGATCAAGACTGGGAACTTATCAATGCATTAACAAGAGTGTTGAAAGAGTTTGAACCAATAAACTTTGTGGAGGAAAAATCATGAGTGCTTGGCTAATTGCGATTGTTGGTGTAGTGTATGCAGTGGTGGCAGTGGACCTGCTACTCAAGGGTAGCACTGGACTAGGCATAGCCTTTATTGGTTATGCACTGGGCAATGTGGGTTTGTATATGGAGGCAGCGAAATGAAACCAATAGCATGGTATGACCCAAGCAACGGCATGGTGAGTACAGACCAAGACTGCCCTTTGTTTACACCACTGGGTCAGGTGTGGGGTTTGTATGTAAAGGAAGAAGCGAAGGATGAGCCTGTGCAAGTTTCTCCATTGCAGTTTGTTGAGATAGTGATGGAGAAGGAAGACTGCATTGGTAAGCCAATAATCTGGGCTGAGGGGCCTAACAAGGAGAAAACAAATGACCGAATGGACTAAAGAAGAAGACGATGAGTTTGCTCGCATCGAGCGAGAGAATGCTACGAAGGGACAGCCTTATCACTTTGATATTTTTGTTTCTCCATCACAGCGGAATCAGGTGTTGGAAGAAGTGTCTCAGTGGTTAGAGAACAAAGTTTACGAACCATACTTAGCAGAACAAATTAGGGGCATGAAGAAATGAAAGTACATGAACTTGAAAACCTCATCATGGCAGCATGGATAACTAAAGAGGACATCGACTCCATCCTGTGGGTGTTGATGGACAGAGAGAAGAGTCCAACAGAGGATGAGCTAGCCAACTTATTAATTGGACTGCACACCCTTCACGATGCTAGAATGGCTAAGCTGTTTAACGCATACGAGCAAGTATTAAAGACCAACAAAATAGTCTACAAAGGCCATGACATTCTTAAAAACTCATCAACCTTGTGAGACATGTGGCAGTAGTGATGGCTTGTCCATCAATGATGACATGTCCACTAAATGTTTTGTATGTAATACATACATCCCTTCCACCAACAATGAAAGACTAGAAGTGATTGATGTTGATACAGAAACGAAAGACACAAGCTCTTTCTTTAAAGACTACAACGAAGGTGTTAGTGTATCTGTATCAGACAGACGCATTAACAAAGCCACGATGGAACGCTATGGAGTTGTTCGCAGTGGTGGTTATTATTACTTTCCCTATTACGACAGCAACTCACAGCTTGTTGCGGCTAAGCGTAGGGAAGTGAAGGATAAGAAGTTCACAACAGTGGGTGGGTGGAGCAAGGGTACGCTGTTTGGACAGAACCTATACCCATCCAATGGTAAGTACCTGACCATCACTGAGGGTGAGTTTGATGCACTGGCTGCTTACCAATTGACGGGTAGCAAGTATCCAGTGGTGTCTATACGCACAGGTGCAGGTAGTGCATTGAAGGATGCTAAAGCAAACTACGAATACATCAACAGCTTTGAAACTGTAGTGCTGTGCTTTGATGGTGATGAGGCAGGACAGAAGGCAGCAAAGGAAGTTGCTGAATTGTTTGGTAGCAAGTGCAAGATATTTAAACCTGATCCCTCATACAAGGATGCATGTGAGTGGCTTGCTGAAAGCAAGGAAGCTGCCTTCGTAGCCCGTTGGTGGGCAGCAGAGCCATTCATACCTGATGGTATTGTTAGTGGCACTGGGTTGTGGGAGCTAGTGTCTAAACCAATGGAAGCAGCAGACTGTTTCTATCCTTGGAAGGGACTCAACGATATTACCTATGGCATCAGAGCAGGTGAACTAGTCACATTCACAGCAGGTAGTGGACTAGGTAAGAGTCAAACCCTAAGGGAAATAGTTTGGCATCTGTTGCAGAACTGTGATGACAGCATTGGCTTGATGTTTCTTGAAGAGAGTGTGAGAAAGACTGGGCTGTCTATGATGAGCCTTGCTGCTGACACACCCCTGCACCTGCCTACATCTGTGGTGTCTGATGCCATACGCAAGGACGCATTTGAAAAGACCTTAGGCACTGGACGCTTATACTTCTTTGATCACTTTGGCAGTACAGCCATTGAAAACATTGTCAATCGTGTGAAGTATATGGCTAAGGGACTTGGATGTAAGTATGTATTCTTAGACCACTTAAGCATCATCGTATCCAGTCAAGACAATGGTGATGAACGCAAGGCCATTGATGAAATAATGACCAAGCTTCGCATGCTTGTGCAGGAAACTAACATTGCTCTCATCATTGTTAGCCACCTCAAGCGTCCATCGGACAAGGGACATGAAGAAGGAGCAGCCACTAGTCTAGCTCAGCTTCGTGGCAGTGCTGCTATTGCACAGCTTAGTGACATGGTGGTATCACTTGAGAGGAATGGACAGGCTGATGATCCCATTGAGCGCAACACCACCAAGGTGAGGGTGTTAAAAAATAGATACAGTGGACAAACTGGTCCTGCTTGCAGCTTGCTTTATAACAAAGACACTGGCAGAATGTTCGAGATTGATGACACAATGGAAGGACTTATGCTATGAAGAAGTGGGATGGATTTGATAGTGCCATCATAGGCACAGCCAATCTTTGGATTGGTAATGAGCGTGTTGATGTATTGGTATATGCTTGTGAGAAGATGGTAGAGCAACTTATCATCAGAGATGGTATGACTGAAGAGGAAGCTATTGAATACATCGACTTCAACATTGAGAATGCTTACATAGGAAAGGACACACCTGTAGTGGTGTGGCAATATATTGATGAGTGACGGAGGAAAGGGACACACTCAGCGTCCCAGATCAATAGCTGATGAGGAATGGGCATCAAGATGGAATGCCATCTTTGGTAGAGACTCAATAGAAGATTACAAACAGTCGGAAGATATTAACAACCTCCGACAAAATGATAAGGACAATGACGATGATCTTCTTAGACATAGAAACCAACCTGAAACATGACACCATTTGGTTGTGTGTTACTAAGCACAACACCACTGGTGAGGTGAGGCACTGGCGGGAAGCCGACAGCTTGCAACAATACTTAGAAGGTGAGCAAGTGGTAGGCCATAACATCATTGGCTTTGATGCTCCAGTGCTAAAGAAGGTATGGGGTGTTGGCATTCCAGACAACATGTTGGTGGATACATTGGTGATGTCACGCCTGTACAAGCCCGACATTGATATTGTCGTGCCTGAGCAGGGCAAAGCCCCTAGTCCACACAGCCTAGAGGCGTGGGGCTATCGTTTAGGAAGCCACAAGATTGGATTCACTGACTTCGATGGTGGATACACTGAGAGCATGGCTACCTATTGTGAACAAGATGTTCAACTTTTAGAAAAACTGTATGGTTTTCTGACAACAACCATGACAAGAGAAGGGTTTTCCCTACAGAGCATTCAGCTTGAGCACAAGGTGGCACTAATTTGCCGTGGCATGGAAAACAATGGCTTCATGTTAGACATTGAGAAAGCTATGGTACTTAGTGCAACACTTAGTGGACGCATGTTTGACATTGAAGAAAGCATGCAGCAGGTGTTTCCTCCCATCGTAGAGCAACGCTTTTCTGAGAAGACAGGCAAGCAGCTCAAGGATAAGATTACCGTTTTTAATCCCGGAAGTAGACAGCAAATTGCTGAGCGATTGGCAGGACTTGGTGTTGTCTTTACAAAGAAGACAGATAAAGGCAATGTCATTGTTGACGAAGCTGTGCTTGAGAAGATTGACTTGCCAGAGGCTAAGCTTGTAGCTGAATACTTAATGATTCAAAAACGTGTAGCTCAGATTGGTAGTTGGCTTGAGCTAGTGGGTGATGATGGCAGGGTGCATGGTAGAGTCACTACTAATGGAGCAGTGACGGGCAGGGCTACCCACAGTAGTCCTAACATGGCACAAGTTCCTGCCGTGGGTAGTCCATTTGGTGCTGAGTGTAGAGAAATGTGGCGTGTACCTAAGGGATACAAGCAGGTTGGTGTTGACCTATCAGGCATTGAACTGCGCTGCTTAGGTCACTACCTGAATGACCAAGAGTGGATGGATGAGTTGCTTAAAGGAGACATCCACTGGTTTAATGCACAGAGCTTTGGCTTAGTTGACAAAGGCACTGTGAAGGACGATAACAATCCAGAGCACAAGAAGGCTAGGAACACCACAAAAACCCTGACATATGGGGTGTTGTATGGGGCAGGAGCTGCCAAGGCAGGATCGATTGTTGGTGGTAACAGCAGCAAAGGTAAGAAACTTATTGATAGTTTTATTAATAATACGCCCGGCCTTTCTGCCCTGAAGAAGAAGATATCTAGGCTGATGGCTAAGGGCCATCTCCCTGCACTGGATGGACGTAGGGTGTGGGTTAGATCTGAGCATGCTGCATTGAATACATTGCTGCAAAGTGCAGGTGCTATCATAGCTAAGCAATGGCTCATTGAATCAACAAAGCTGTTGCAAGAGAAGGGAATAA